AAATTTGAATTAATTAATGAAGCAGATTCCTTGATAAGAATAAATAAATACGAAGAAGCAAAGAAAAAATATGAAAAATTATTAGAGTATGGATTTGAAGGATACTATTTTCTAGGAAATATGTATAAATTTTTAGATAATAATTCAGAAGCTATGAAGTATTATGAGATTGCCTATAAAAAAGGAAATATGGGCGACTGGGCTCGTTTCTGCAACATTTTTGGAATGCCAATTCGTGAATACACCTACGATGCAGGCGATGAAGAAGCAAGAAGAAGGCTAATCCAGGATGCAAGACGTCAAGGTTCAAATGCTGTATACATTCATCCAAAAGATAGCGATTTAACGCTCATTGAGGCAGGTAACAAGTCAGGTTCAAGTGAACTTTATAGAACCTTTGCTGAGTACTGGGATGGGGAAATATCTATTCGCATTTTAGGGAATACGCTTACAACGAACGTTGGAAGCTCAGGAACACAGGCACTAGGCACAGTTCACAAGGAAGAAGAAGACGAAATGAATGCAGATGATAGAGAGTTTATTTTGGATATTCTCAATTATCAAATGAAAGACCTTTTCAATGCACTTGGTTTCAACACTGATGGTGGCGAATTCGTATATGCGAAAAAAGACAAAATAAATGTGGCACAACAAATCGACATCGTTCAAAAGTGCAGTAATATGGGTTTGCCAATTGACGACGATTATTTGTATGACACTTTCGGAATTGAAAAACCAAAGGATTACAACGCACTAAAAGAACAAAAGAATGCAGAAAAAGAAGCGTTAAAAGCAGCACTAAACTCAAATAAAGAGGAGGAAGAAAAAGAGAATTCAAACGACAATAAAACTTCATTTAAACAGCGTTTAAATAGTTTTTTTGGAATAGCCCCAGCAAAAGGGGCAAAAGCCAACACTATAGACTTCTAGTTGATGAACTCTACTATGGAAAAAAGTGTTCATGCCATACACACTTTGATAACATAGATAGTGGTGTTAAATTCGATTTAGACGTGCTAGATGAGTTCGTCAATGCCATATATGGAGGTTTCGATGTTGAAAATTCCATTGAGCCTACAATGTGGCAGGAGCTTACAAAGATAATGAACGAAGCCACGGCTAAAGGCTTATCCAAAGGCGAATTCTCGATTGACCACAATAAAGGCTTTTTAGAATCTGTAAAGCATGCAAATGAAGTATTTGCAGCCTTTAAAACACATGCAATGGGCAAAAGCATGGCTTCAAAATTGCTTGACGATAACGGACACTTAAAGCCATTTGATAAGTGGATGAAAGATATATCTTCCATATCTTCTCATCATGTTGGTTCGTGGTTGAAAACCGAGTATAACACTGCCGTTCTTCGAGCTCACAACGCTGCGGATTGGCGTTCGTTTATCGAAAATAAGGACATCATGCCTAACTTGAGATGGATGCCTACTACATCTCCTGATGCAGAAGCCGTGCATCGTGGATACTGGGAGAAGAAATTAACCTTACCTGTTGAACATCCATTTTGGAACAAACACCACCCAGGCGATAGATGGAATTGTAAATGCTCTCTTGAGTCAACGGATGATCCAGCATCGCCAGATGATATTCTTGATGATCTTCCAATTGAACCAGCACAGAGAGGATTAGAAAATAACCCTGGCAAGGATGGTAAAATGTTCAACGACACCCATCCTTATTTTCCAAAGAACTGCAATCAATGTAGTTTTTACAAGAATAGAGGGTTTAAAAATAAAATGAAGACATGGTTTAATAACCATGAAAAGGATTGCTATAAGTGTGAGTATATAAATGAGCAATTATCAAAGGAGGAGTCAGATTTTATAAAACAAAGACGACAAGATTATGAAAGCCTAAAATCAAATGATAAATATTTTGATGTTGAGTTTAATGTGCACAATGGAGGGTTAAAAGCGACAAATAGGGAGCATAATTTAGATAAAGATAAAGGTTGGTATGAAAATACGGTGCAAAGAATTGGGTTTAACAATGGACACAAAGTAATACTAGAAAAAGAAGATCACTCAACGTATAAAATAAAAAATACAGAAGGTACATGGAATGATCTTCAATTTGAAATTGCTGGAGCAGAAACAGCCCTTCCTAATAATATTCGGAATGCATTAAAACATTGTGCGTCTAAATCTGAAGCTGAAATAGCAGTATTATTTTTCCCTTTTGATAATTTTAATATAGATAATTTTAATGAAGGATATAAAAAATACAAAGGATTGAAAGGGACTTCTCAATATAAAACTTTTAAAGAAGTCTATTGTATTGATAATAGTAAGATAATATTACATAAAAAGCCAGGTTAAAAAACCTGGCCAGAATGAGGGACGTGTCCCAACAGGGATTAAACGCTCCCCTCACGCCACAAAGATACAACTTAATTAAATACAATCCAAATAAAATGCAAGAAAAATGTCAATATCAGCCAAAGAAATTGCTTTTATTATATCAAAATGCCCTGAAGAGATAGCAAAAGCAGCTCAAAACGAGCTACCTCGCAAGGCTGCCATTATCGCAACGAACCACTTTAAAAACAACTTTAGACAGGGTGGTTTCACCAATAATGGCAATAAAAGTTGGGCTACAACTGTTCGCCAAAGATATGGAAGCCGTTACAAGCCTTTGACTTCTGGAACTGACACACTTATGCGAAGTATTTCTTCGCAAGTTTTGCCTGGCACTGTTATCATCAGCAATCCGCAACCATACGCTAACTATCATAATAACGGAGCCACGATAACAGTTACACCCAAAATGAAGAAGTTCTTCTGGGCAAAAGCTTACTCCATTGCAGGACAAAAGAAAGGAAAAGATAAAGACAAAAAAGCAAAGATGAGTTTTGACGCAATGCCACCAGAAGCAAAAATGTGGATGAGCCTTGCACTCACAAAAAAGAAGACACTAAAAATCCCACAGCGAAGATTTATAGGTGAGAGTTACGAACTCAATCAGAAGTTAAGAGAGATGATAGAAAAGAAGTTAAACGAACTAAAAGAAAAAGCATATGGAAGAACTAATTATTAATTTGATTGAGGAAATAAATAAGAACATTCCTCAACTATCACTGGTAGATGAAGATTACGGACAACTCGACGCCATCGATGATGAAAATAAAGACATGTACCCACTGACATATCCTGCAGTTCTTATTGACGCATCAAGTTGTCAATGGAGCAATTTATCGGACTTAAAACAAGAAGGAGAGTGCACAGTTATAGTTAAGCTTATTATGGATTGCTATGATGACACTCACAGAAATTCAAAAACGATTGATAGAATTATGCAACGTGAAGATTTAAGAAAAGCCTTGCATAATACACTGCAAGGCTTTCGTCCAAATAACGATGGCGCACTGATACGCACATCTAGTAGATATACAACGATAAATCATGGGATAAAGCTATATGAATCTACATACACATGTAGAGTTTCAGAAGCTATTCAGCAAAAAAGGAGAGTTCAGAAGTCTTCGCTTTCGTTCGACGTGAAGGTCTAAAACCTTGATAACGGCTATTTTTTATAGTCTTTCCATCAACCGTAGCACCCTCCACAAGCATGCGTTTAATAATTCTTAGCGTGGTTGCTTCGCTTAAAAAGAATTCATCAAAGGCTAGTTTGCGGATGGTGTCGTCGAATCGAAGGCGTTGCACCTCGCTCCAGTAGTAATATCGCTCAAACAACTTCTTATCTCGAAGTTCAATGAGATCTTTATCTCGACCTTTTGCCATAAGTGCAAATATACAAAATCGAATCATAAAACCAAACAATAACATATAGTTTTATCTGTAATAATGAAAATTTGGGTATTACCCAGAGAATACCCAGCTTATCTTTTACACCCTTTAAAGCCTATAAATAAAGCCCCTAAACGGCATACAACTTTATTTCCAATAATGCAAACTGGGTATTACCCAAAAAATACCCAATTCTACTTGCAGCAATAAAAAATGGGTATTACCCACGTAATACCCACATTCATTTATTCTTACCTTTAAAGCCTATAACCTACAGAATGATGGTTCTATTTTTGTCCAGACACCCTTATCATTCAACAGGAAGAAATAGTAGTTAAGTGCTGTTTTTTGAACAACGTTACTTTCCTTAAACAACGTCATTATCTCTGCATATTCGTTATCGAACTTATCTTCTAAAGCGTATAGCTTTGATATTGATTTGTAATCTAAATCACCTGCTTTGTTGCGCTCTAAAAGCGTCATAGCAAGTTGATACATTGGATCAGCAGTGCCTTTATCGGTTTTCTTTGCATACTCCTCGAGGTATTTTACAAGTCTTTCTGCTGCAATATTTGCACGTTCATCAAAGCCTTTTACACTATTCGAAGAAACTTCCAATTTGAAAGAGCCATTTACAAGTGTAAAGTTGCGCTGCTCACTTTTGCGAAGTTGTCCGTATTCGCTCATCACCTCCTTAAAGGATTCGCACTCTTTATTTAACCAGTCTTTAAAAAGTGCTACATCTGTTGCTACAGCTAATAGCTTTGATTCAACTTGTAGAAGTAGTTCTTTTCTCAAAGCTTCGTAAGCGTTGCGCTTTCCTACACGTTCTTGCTTTTCTTCGTTCTGCAACTCTTTTAGTAGTTGCTTCTTTTCTTCTGCAGTTAAACCTGCTAACATTGATTTATTTTCCATTTAATTATACTTGTTTTGATTGTTAATATTGTTCTTTTTATTTGCGTTCTCTCTGATGATCACAATTTGAAGTTCTTGTAAGATGTCTTTCTTTCTAGCTTTAAATCCACCCTTTGAAAGAATGCTGTATAACTTTTTTCTCACTGCCACATGCTCCATTATGTTTAAGAACCTGAAGAGCTTCCCTGCAATTCTTTTCGAAAGACAAATCGCATCAACTTTATCCCAGTTAGTCGTGTCAACGTTGAACTCCTTTTGCAAAAGCTTTAATGTTGCACTTCGCTCTTTTCTTATCTCCTCCTTTATTCCTACAATATCCTCAAGTTGATTTATCAAAGTGAAATATTCTCGATCATCAATCTCTCTTAAGCTAGTTGTTCTTCCATCGGTGATGCGTGATATAATAGCTCGCTTATATTCTTCTTGTTCTTCTTTATCTGTGTAGATGTAGCGAAGAAGAAAGTAGAAATACTTGTAATTATTTATCTTTTTCATTCTCTCTAGTTCTCTCTAAACCTAATTACAGCCATTGTCACTTGATTTCTTTTAATTGCAATTGAGTACTCATCTTCATCTTCGCAAATCTCTGCAGTGAGATTGGTTTTTTCGTTCAGGACTGTTCTCTTTTTAATTGCAAGAAGTTCCTCATTCATTTCAGCGCAAAGTGTAATCCACGTAAAACTTTCATTGCTTTTAGAAGTGATAAAGCGAAAATATTGCTCTAGCAACTTAATCCACTTTGGGTGCTTCTTTCCACACCTTGTTTCAAAATAAAATTTACCTTTCATATTGCGATAATTTATAGTCTACATACACCTGGCGTGCAACAGTTAAAGTGTCATTCACGCTATTTTTTAAACTCTCAACAGGAATCAAAGGCAAGCCATTGTGGCAAACATACAAAGTACCATTGTATTCTGTGATTTGAATTGCTACTTTTGCATCGTTGCAAACTCTATTCTCAAGTTCAATTCTTCTTGTCTTTTTCTCATTCTCGCAAGTAGTTCTAAACCAGCTTGCAATGTTCGTTAAAATATTCTTCATCTTTACTTATTATTTATTTGTTGTTTCCATTCAATTGTCACCACTGCATCTAGTACACCAGTTCCTCCACACATTAGGCAAGGCTCTTTCACTGGTTCATTATATGAATTGTGAGACCAAAAATATCCATTGCCCTGGCATTTATTACAGAAGTGATTTTCACTTACCACTTGTTCCTTTGCAACCGTCTTGCAATCCTTACTCAATCTTACAAAACCTGCAGTGCTTATTGGATTATAATTTCCAGGAAAACTAGGTGTTGTTAAATTAATTATTTCACTTACTTTACTCATCGTTGTTATTTATTTCATTGTCTATCTCGTTTCTCAATATTGATTGCACTTACCATTGTACATTTTTTTTGTTAGGATATCAACTTTTTTTAACTTTGACTTTATTCTGACTTAAAAACGTCCGATAAAAACAAATATATGACTTATTTTTGGTTTATGATATAGTACAATGAAGGAAACGTGTAAGAACATTTGAAGAAGGAGATATAAATGAGACTTAAAAAAGCAGTAATAACCGCAGTATTAGGCATAGGGCTCTATACAATGAGCTTTGCAGGATTAGATAAGGGTCTTGCCTATGCAGATACTACAGAAGTAGTATACAAGGCATTTGACGAC